GCTGCGGGGTAGTGAACGAGCGCGCTGGTGTCCGTCGTGTCGGGTTGGGCGAAGTTGATCTGGAAATCGCGGAACTGCGGCCCCGGCACCCACGGGCCTCCTGGACAGACGAACACACCCTGCGCCGAGAGGTTGAAGCTGCTTGGGATGGCGATGATGGTGACGCCCTTGCCGTCGCCCTCGATCACCTGGCCTGGGGTTGTGCAGTTGATGGCGTTGGTAATGCGGAAGGCGACGGGCGGGCGTGGCATATAGACCCGCTTACCTGTGGCGATCGCGGCCTGAAACGCGGCGGTATCGTCGTGAACATTGTCGCCGATCGCGCCGTAGTCGAGCACGTTGGCAATGGTGCTCCAGCGGTCAGCGTTCGAGCGCGGTGTGGTCGACCCGGTTGCGGTGACCATGTTGGTGTAGTCGCGGAATTGCGTCGCCGCGAACCGCCCGGAACCGGCGCGCTCGCCGACCACGGACGAGCTGTCGTTGACCGCGCCGAGGTCGGGCATGTCGGCAATGCGGACGCCGCCGATCGTGGTGCTCATGCCAGTAGTGCTCCTATCCGATCATCGTGACGATGGGGCCGTTGCGCACAGCCGTGGTGTAAGTAATGACAATGATGCCCTGCGCGCCACCAGCAGCGAGTCTGCCGGTTCCAAAGTTGCAGGCTCCGCCGCCGCCGCCATACAAACCGCCTACGCCGCCAAATATAACCGCTGTTGTGCCAGCCCCGCCACCACCACCACCACCACCGCCAGGGCCAGCTACCGCACTATTGCTGGTCTGAACATAACCAACGCCTGCGCCACCGGCTCCGCCCGCACCACCTGAGGCACCGCCGCCACCGCCACCACCAGAACCGTGCGAGCCGGTGCCGCCGGTTGAACCACTGGCGCCTCCCGTTCCGCCTGCGGTGCTATCATGTGCGGTTCCACCCGCACCGCCAATCAAGCTACCAGCAACACTGGCGGCAGTATTGCCAGCACCGCCACCGTCCGATGCACCCCCACCGTTTGCATTGGCACTTGCGCCAGCGTTGCTTGCCGCTCCCACCGCTCCTGCACCATTTGGACCACCTGCACCACCGCCGCCGCCGCCGCCAAAACCCGCAGCGACCGTGAAAGCCGCGCCATCACCGCCCGAGTGCGCGCCCGTTGTTGGTGTGCAGGCTGAAGCAAGGCCACCAGCGCCCTTAGTATTCCCTGCCGCCCGACCGCCGCCGCCAGCTTTAGCAACAACAGTGTTAGAAGTGGTATCGAAGATAGTGTCTGTGCCAGCGCCACCGTTGGCACCGGTTGCTCCAGCCGCACCGCCTTGGCCGATCTGGATGTTGATAACGCTCGACGGCGTAAGAGTGACATTTGGCTTCACTGCGTAAGCACCGCCGCCGCCGCCAGACGAGTCAAAAGAGCCGACGTTATTGTTCGAACCACCAGCACCACCGCCGCCAATGCACTCGACCGTATTGGCCGCCGAGTTCCAGTCACTTGGAACGGTCCACGTCGTGCCGCTGGTGAGGAATACGACGGCCATCTAGCTCCACGTCACGGCAAGCGACAGCAGCGCATCTGTCGGGCTGCCGGTCGCTGATGTGATCACTGCGGTGATGCGCTGGCCTGCTGTGAAGGTGTTCGCCGCCGTTGCATTGGTGGTCGCAGGTGTTGCACTGCTCACTGCCACTGCGCTCAGTCCTGTCACGTTGGTGCCGTTGATCTGGATCGCGACGCTGAACGAGCCGTTGCCGGTGAAGTAGGTCAGCGCATTGACGGTGCCGTTATATGGTGCGTCGTAGGCCAGCCAGACGGTGTCGTTGCTGACAATGGCGCCGGTCACCCACTGGGCTTGCAGGCGTGCCGTGTTGCGGGAAGTGGCTGGCGTGCCTGGAACGCCCTGCGGGCCTTGCGGCCCTGTGGCACCCGTTGGGCCGGTGGCACCTGTCGCGCCGGTCGCTCCAGCGGCTCCGGCGGCGCCAGTAGACCCGGTCGGTCCTGCCGGTCCAGTAGGCCCTGCCGGTCCTGTGGCCCCCGTAGGCCCCGTTGGTCCTGGTGGCCCCCCTGATGGCCCAACCGGCCCTTGAGGCCCTGGAGGGCCCTGCAAGGTGTCTGGCAAGCCATCTGAGATGTAACTGAGCAGCGCGCTCGCAGCGAACCGCCCGGACCCTGCCTTCTCGCCAACCACCGAGGAGCTATCGTTCACAGCGCCGAGGTCTGGCATGTCCGCGATACGAACACCGCCGCTGAACGGCACATCAGTGCTGGCCGGCGTCCTGACCTCTATCGTCATCCCGGCAGGCAACACAACCGGCGTGATCACCGTCATGGAATGCGGCCCTCGAGCACAATCACGCTGTCATCATCGGTCAGCACGGGCGGTGTCGGATCGGTCAGCAGGATGACCGGCGCCCCGATGGCACGCGGAATGCTGTAGGCCAGATGCAGATGCCCCTCGGCCAGCAGGTCGGTGCCACCGCCGCCGTCATAGTCGAGCTGCAGGGCGTAGGCGCAGCGGCGCGGCCAGCCTGCCATGGTGGCGGTGGGGAAGCTGATGTCGAACGCCCCGAGTGCATCGGAGATGACACCGGTCCCCACCCACAGCACGGTCTGCGGGCATTGCGGCCAGTGCCAGTAGGCACCGTAGTCCCACGACGAGCGGCCGTGCTGATCCGGCCAGACGAGCATTTGCAGCGCCGGACCGCCGATGCCGCCGGTCAGGTCGATGCCCTGGGCGCAGACGCTGTCGCTGTCGACCACGGTGACGCGCAGGAATAGGCTGTCGGCGCGTCCGAGCACCAGGTCGCGGCGCGGGATGTGGACCGGCGAGGTGCGCATGTAGGGCACTGTCATGGCGAATGAGGGCATGCTGTGCTCCTACCGGCGGTTGGGTTCGATCGGCTGCATGTCCATGTCAGACACCACTGACCGCAGCCCATGTGCCGCCGCCAGCCGACACGTAAAGTCGTGAGCCAACGGGCGGTCCAGGCACTCCCTGTGCGCCAGGTGGTCCGCGCCAGCCGTCGCCCGTGGGATCGCACGGCACGTCAGCCGGCTGCGGGAAGCCGATGAACACCGGGCCGCCGGGGATGCTCACACCGTCAGGCATTGTCGGCATCCTCCATGGCGAACCGTGGCTGCGACTGCTGCTGTAGCTGCTGCATCAGCGCGTCGATGATGGGGCGCACCACGCGATGCTGGCCCATGTCCAGATGCTGCATCACAGCGTTCCACTGCTCGGCGGTGAGCGTGGCGGAGAGTTGGCGCGATGGCTCGATCGGCTGCATGTCCATGTCAGACACCCGCCACCGCAGCCCATGTGCCGCCGCCGCGTGAGACGTAGAGTGTAGCTCCTACTGCGCCGCCTACCCGTGAGTAGAGCGAGCCGACCGGCTGTGTGGATGCGGGCGCTGCGCTGCCGGTGGTCCAAGACGGACCAGCGCCACCACCGATGAAAAGAGCACCGGTATTGACCACCAATCCGCCCGCATTAAAGTATCCAATGATGCTGCTGCCAGAATAGAACAGATGGGCAGAACTGACGACATAATTCACACCTGAACTGGTAACAGTAATACCAGCGCCGCCGCCCCAAAGATCGATGTGTTTGCTGAAGTCGTTGTATGCCGAGGCGTTCTGAGAGCCAAAATGCAAACCGCCAACATTACAGTTGATACCGCCAGCATTACAGCTAATTGCGGCACTCACATGCAATCCGTTGGTATCAAATGATGCTACGTTCGTCCCAGCACAGTAAATCGTATGCCCCGAGCCGCTGATATAGTTCAGACTGCCTGGAGTAACACTGAACCCAGCATAACCACCGCCATAAAGTTCGATGTGGCGCGACAGATCGGTGGGGCCGCCTGAAGCCGTCGTCGATCCGAAATGCAAACCGCCGTTCATTGTGCCGCCCGCTGCGGTCAGCAGTCCGGTGCCATCCACGCTGAACCCGATGGAGTTTAGAAATTGACCGCTGAATGTGACGTGGCTGAAGTCAATACCGGACAGTGCGGTTCGCGCCGGTCCCCCTGTGCTGCCGACCCCAGGATCGGCATAGATCATAATCCCCTGCGTTGGGTTCATCGGCCACCAGCCATTTGGTCCGCTGAACACCAGCCCCCGCCGCCACCCATTTGACAGCGGACTATCCGGGCTGATCCCCACCGAATAGGCATAGCTCGGCTCGCTCGACTCAACAGCGTCGTTGCCTTGCAGTGTTGCCTGATAGGCTCCCTTAGTGACCGATGAACTGCCGGGTTGCATGGAGACATCTACTTCCAGCCCTGCGACCCCTGCGAGGTATTTGGCGTTGCCGGTAGCAACTGACGTGAAGTTGGCACCAAAGATCACGCCGCCATAAGTTGTGCTCGTGCCGCCGAGTGTGCCGTTCGCCTCCGCATTAAGACACAGCCCTTGATGCCAGTTAAAATTGCTTGGACCGTCAGTCGTGTTCCCGACAACAAAGCTAATCTGCTGTGCGATACGAGGCCCTTTGGTGCCGCTGCAATTATAATAGTTCGCCACATGCGCAACCGAGTTGGCATTCGGCGCCTGCACGCTGTCGGTTCCGAGGAACAGATTGAACTGCGGCTGGCCGCTGTCCGTGATCGTGCCGCTGTACTGGCCATTGATCTGCACTGATTGGCCGCCGTGCGTAGCGTAGGTCGGATTGTTCGCCACATAGAGCGGCGTGGAACCGTCGAACAGCGTTGGACTGCCGCCCTGCGTGCCGAACGATGCACGCCACGCTTCGACGTTGCCATGGGTCAGGATGTTGCCCGTCACTGTGCCACCGGTCAGCGGCAGGAACGGGCCTCCGGGCGGCATCGGACCCGCAGGCCCAACCGGTCCAGGCGGCCCCATAGGACCAGGCGGGCCGACCCACGACGCCGGATCAGGCGGCCCGGAGGCCGTGCTATAATCGGAATAATTGAGACGATAGGCCATGAGGAGCGTGCTCCACTGGTGTTAGAAGTACGCGGTCGACACCGTCTCGCCGCTGCTGGGCAGTGCGATGTAGCGGTAGATCGCCACCATCGCGTCCTGGGTATCGCGTGGGTCGGTATCGCCACCGAACAGCGGTGCCAGCGCATCGGCCGCCAGCGTGGCGTACGGGTCGGCCAGAGGGTCTGGAATATCGAGCGAGGTCCACCGAGCAATGCCGCGCATCACCAGATCGTCGTGGACATTCGTCACCGCCTGCTGCGCGTTGGTGTCGGCCGAAAGCACCATGGCACCCTTGCGGATGCGCGCCTCGAGCAGCGCGACGATCGCCGGGTCGATGGATTTGCCGAAGGACGACCCCGCCATCGCCGCGGTGAGCTTGGTGTACTCCTCGACGAACGCGCGCGGGACGCTGCCGACCGGCCACCACACCACGCCCTGCGCATCGAGCGCCGCATGCACGCTCGACACCTTGTCGCGCATGAAGTCCATGTCGGACGGGATGGGCGTTTCATCCGAGGCGATGACGCCCAGTTCGATCAGGGCACCAATCGCGACGGTGTCGAATGAAACCATCTCGGTGAGGGTGGGTGAGTCATCGAGCGGCACCACGCGCACGCCAAGACGACGCAGGGCAATCTGCGCAATGGTGCCGACCGATGTCGTCATCTCAGGCCACCACGACGCCGACTGACGGAGGCGCTGCCGCCGAGCCTGCCGCGTTGGTCGCAGTCACGGTGCAGGTAGCGTTCTTACCGACATCGCCGGCCTGCACGTCGTAGGTCGCAGCGTCGCTGCCGGCTGCCGCGTCGTCGAGCTTCCAGGCGTAGCTGTAGGACGTGGGCTCGCCCGACCATTCGCCCTGCGTGCAGTTCAGCGTCGTGCCGCTCTGCGTGACCTGCGGCACGGTGGTGTTGGTAGGCGCCGTAGCACCGCCTCCACCGCCCTCTGGAGGCGGCGGTGTGGCCTCGTTGCCGGTGAGGATGCCAGCGGCCAGGGAGGTCATCCGGGTGGCCTTGCTGGAGATTGGCGGCGCGTTGCTTCTGGCACGCTCCGGCGGCGGCTCCAGCGGTGCCATCGGCGGCGGTCCGCTTGGGTTCTGCGGATCGAGGCCCACCGCAGCAAGGCCCTCGTCGCGGACCATCTGGTTCTCCTCGATGGTGCCGGCAGCGCCGCCGCGCGCTCCGAGACCGGCCTCGGAGTTGTAGTCGAGGATGATCTGCGCGCCGATGCTGCTGACCGCCTGCGCCTCCTTGCGCTCGGCCTCCATCTTCTGATCGACGGCCGGTGCGGCACGCGCCTCCGATGGTGGGCGCCAGCCCGGCTGACCTGGCTCCGGTGGTCCTGCCGGATACCCGGCCCGCTGCTCACCTGGCCCGGGCGGTGGGAGTTGCGACTGCTGGCTGGGATGCACGCCATGCATCTCGCCGTGCTGGTTCTTGTCACTCGGCATATCTGGTCTCCTAGAAGTATAGCGCAAGAAATAGCTGATGATCACACAGTTATGCGTCAGCTACAGCCGCACTCCAAACTGTGACCACGCCGTTGTCCACTGGTTTTGTTGTATCAACAGTGGGATCAACACCAAAGCGGAGCTTCTGCACGCCGCGGATCTCCTCCACGCCAACGCCGTTGAAGAACCCATAGTCGCGTCGGTTCTCGATCACTTTGGTGCGCTGAGCCCAGGCAATGCCGATCGCCTGCGCGCCGCAGAGATACGACGCAGCGACATCGGTGGTGCCCCCAGAGCCAGCGCCCGCCAGCACCGGCAGTTCAGGGATTTCGCGGATGATGACGCCGTCGTAGAGGATGTCACCAGCGGTGAACAACGGATTGTCGGAGCCGCGGTTCCAGGCATATTGCAGGGCGTTGATGATGACCGGATCGAGCATCAGGTCGCGAAACGCCATGCTAGGCACGAACATCACGTACCACTCCTCATCCCGGCTGACCCTGATCGGCCGGATCTTGGGCGTGGCGGTGCGCGCGATCCGCTTGGCCAGCGTGACCTGGGCGGCGGTCAGCTTGTCGGCGGTGTTGTCGACGTTGGTCAGCGAGGTGGCATAGACGCCAGTGTTGTTGGATTTGCTGGCACCAAACAGCACGCGATCGGAGTTGTTCACCAGCCAGGTGTTGCGCTGTGCTGCGGTGGCCGCCGCGTAGGTGATCTGCACATTGCCGTCTGCCGTGATGGCACCGAGCGATGTGATGATGTCGGCCCTGAGCTTGTTGGCGGCCCAGTTCTTGAGCACCTGGCGACCGGCCTGGAGCAGATCGATGATGCTCTTCTGCTCGTCCCATTCACTGACCGCGACCGCGTGGCGGATGACGCCGACGGTGACGTTCAGCGAGCGGGCGTTCAGTATCTCCTCGTTGCCCTCGAGCACCGTGTTGCCCGTTACGCCGGCGCCGACCAGATTGCGCACGGTGGGGAAGACGACGGTGTCGCCTCGTTTGCGCGTAAGATCCGTCTGTAATTGGATCATCGCGTCCATTGTGGTGCCGAAATAAACGCTGAATTGATTTTCGCGCAAGTACTCGACCCAGAAATCACTTTGCCAAATTATTGGCGTTAGTCCTGGTCTACTCGGCGTGACATTCATGTCGGCCATTGCCGAACACTCCTATACTTGGATTGATCTTGCTCCTTTCGCTGGATCACGCCCGGTATAGGCTCGGCGGCAGCCACGTACGCCCGTTAAATCGGTCGGCGGCACCTGGGTAAGCACGAACGCCCGTAACCTCGGCGGCAGGAAAATATGCGTGGCGTATGCGCTTCTAAGCTGCTTTCGCTGGACATATTTTGTGGTAGAAGGGCGAGGCCCAGGCCGCTTGCAGGCGGTTGACTGGGCCTCTGACCACCGAGTGAGGAAACCACCCAGATGGCTAAATCTTACGTTACAGACCTAACGGCAGAGCAGCTACGCGCGTTGCTCCACTACGATCCCGATACCGGCTTCTTCCGGTGGCACGAAGGGATCGACCATTGGCGAGCAGGCTTGCCGGCAGGGACGCTCTATAAGCAGAGGCCGAACGGCCCCAAGCGTGTTGCGATCGGCATCGGCACCACGTCAGAAGAGAAATACAAGGTCATCGGCGTTCGCAAGCGTGTCTATAAGGCGCACAGGTTGGCGTGGCTCTATGTCTACGGCGAATGGCCAGATGGCCAGATCGACCACATCAACGGCGACCCCACCGACAACCGTATCGTCAATCTGCGCTTAGCTACTCTAGCTGAGAACTCCAGAAATCGCGGCCTGCGCGCAGACAACACGTCGGGCATCAAAGGCGTTTCTTGGTCCAAGAAGAGCAATAGATGGCTAGCACACTTGGGACACAACGGAAGACTGCTCCACCTTGGCCTGTTCGACACTATCGAGGAAGCCAGAGCGGTTCGTGAAGAAGCCGCACGGCGCCTACAAGGCCAATTCTACCGAGCCACGTAATGCCCCTGCACCACTAGTAGCGCACCTGCCCGCTGCCGTTCGTGTTGCGTCTGTTCTGTACCGGCGCGAGCACGTCCTCGAGGCTCGGTTCGCCGGACCACGCCCCCGCCGTGCGCCCTGCGACGCTGCGGGCGGTGCCAAGCGATGGCTGCATGCCGGCGGCGGGTGATGGGACGGGCGCCGGCTTGGCTTCCTGCTCCCACTGTGCGCGGCCCTCGGCCAGTATCTTCTCGCGGTATGCGGCCGGATCGTCCCCGACATCGCGCACCAGGCGCAGGCGATCGACCTCGCGGGTGAGCCAGGCATAGGGGTGCGGCTGGCTGTAGAGCTTGCCGAACAGCGTCGGGTCGGCGTTCGCCAGGTTGCGGAACTCCTGCACGTACTCGGACAATTTCTCTTGCCCGATCTTATCCGCCAGCATCATCTCGGAGTTGTTCAACCGCTCGTTGAGCAGCGCGGCCTGTTGCTGCTGGACGAGATGCTGGGCGAAGCCGCGGGGGTCGGCGGCAGGGTCTGGCGGCGGCTGTGGTGGTGCTTGTTGCTGCGGCGGCGGAGCTGTGGCGCGGCGTTGGGCGTCCTCGAACTGACGCTGCAGCTCCTTGTGCTTGGTTTCGGCCTCGACCGCACGCGCTTTCCAATCCTGCCGCTTCCGCCGCTCGTCCTCGTAGGCGCGGCGCGGGATGACCGGCTCGCCCTCGAGCGCTTCCGGTGGGTCGGTGTCCTCCTCGGGCTCCGGCTTGGCTGCGGCGGGCTTGGCGGCCGGTTCGGCCTTTGCCTCGGGCTTCGGCGCCGGCGCCTCTGGCGCTGCCTGCGGGGCCTCTGGCGGGGCTTCGGTGACGGTCGCGGTCTCGCCCTTGAGGAACGACTCAAGTTGCTCGTTGGCCATGGTGATGTCCTGTGGTGACCCCTGGGGGGATTAGTCGTGCTGCAACTCACTCGGCAGCGGCGGCAGCGTGCGGGCGCCGGGTCGCAGCGGTTGTGGTGGTCGTTGGCGTGGTTCCGGTGGTGGCACCTCGCCGGGCTGCTGCCGCATCTTCGGCAGGTGCAGCGCCTGCGTCTGCTTGGTGACGCTGTATTTGCTGCGCCCCAGCAGGCGCCCGATCAGCACGGGCCCCATGCCGTTCTCCCACATGCGGCGCAGCGTGGTGCGCTCCTCGTCCGTCCAGGGGACGCTGACCACGTGCTTCATGCTGGCTGGCATGGCGGCTCTCCGCTACGCTGGGGTTCTGCGTCAGGGGTCAGGCCGCTGTGTCGACAGCCTGATCTTGCCCGTGCGGCCGGTCACAGCGGCACGCTCGGGAAGTTGGGGAATGGGGCGGGGAAAAGCCGCGTAGCCCGCCGACCTGGAGACGGGTGCCGATCTACGGTGGCGCAGACAAATTGTGGCGTGCTATGCTGAGTTCCGCGATAAGTCCGAGAACTTCAGCGCCCCGTATCTCCCATGTGAGTGCGGGGCCTTTTCTTATGCCCGGAGGCCGGTGAATTGTGGCAACTGGCACCTGACTGGGGGTAGCTATCGGAAATGGGCATTTTGAAGAGTTGGAGGTGGCCATGACCGCTTGGGAACGCCGGATGCAGGCCGCATTGCTAGACGCCGCCGACCAGTTCGCGCGCTATGCCGACTATCATCTGGCCAAGAACCCGCCGGATCGCGAGAAGGCGGCGACGAACACCGAGTGCGCAGCGTTCTGCCGGAAAGCCGCAACGGAGCCAGACAGCGTGGCGTGAGGGGCATTTTGAAGAGTAGGAACCCGATGTTCGATCCTCGCCGACAATGCCACTGGTGCGGCAGCGCCAATTTCCGCAGCGTCACCGG